AAGAAGAACTTTCGTCCAACTAAATCTTGGGCGGGTATGACTAAGGCTGGTGTGGCTGCGTATCGTCGCGCTAACCCCGGCTCAAAACTAAAGACCGCTGTTACTGGTAAGGTGAAAAAAGGTTCTAAAGACGCCAAGCGTCGTGCTTCATACTGTAGCCGTTCAAAAGGTCAGATGAAGATGCACAACATAAATTGTAGCAAGACGCCTAAGAAGCGCATTTGCGCGGCGCGGCGGAGATGGAAATGCTAAACATATTTGTTACAGCAATACTCGGTTTTGTAGCGTGGATCGCAATGTCTATTATGGATCTGAAGACAGAAACGGCTGTGATAAATCAGAAAGTTAGCGAAAACCACAAGATGTTAACAGTCTTGTGGGATGATTTTTTGGAGAGCAGAGATGGCGATATCGCGTGGGTCAATGAGACAGCAGGTGTCCAAGCCGCCACAAAAGAAAAAATGGAGTAAAGCTCGAAAGGCTAAAGTAAACTGCAAACGTCCACGCGGCTTTAGTGAACGAGCATACTGTGCAGGAAAAAGGAAAAGAAGGAATGGCTAAAGATGCATGTTACCACAAGGTTAAGCGCCGTTATAAGGTCTTCCCGTCAGCGTATGCAAGCGGGGCAATCGCGAAATGTAGAAAAGTCGGCGCGGCTAACTGGGGAAACAAAGCAAAGAAAAAAGCCAAAGGCGGAACATACAAGTACCGCACAACCACGATATATTAATAGTGGCGACATAAAACTGACGCCACGATAGGGAGATAAAAAATGGTAGTGGCAGAAGTGCTGACCGGAATTGCTCTAGTACAGCAGTCTGTCAAATTTATCAAAGAAAACATATCCACCGCGCAGGACATAGGCCAGATAGCTGGTCAGATAGACAGTCTACTAACTGGTGAGAAGCAGGTACAAGAACAACGAGCCAAGAAGTCAGGTGCAGGAATAGGCGATCAGTTTGGTATTAATAAGGTCGCACAAGAAGTTATAGATGCTAGGTTAGCGCAAGAAAAGATAAACGAAATGCGTACACTGGTCGATATGCGCTTTGGACCGGGGACTTGGCAGAGTATTGTAGATGAACGAGCCAGACGAATACAGGAAGCAAAGGAACAGGCCGCGCAGGCTAGAAAAGAACAAAGGCTAAAACAGCAAGAGTTGGAAGAAGCCATAAAGACTACTTTATTAATTGGGGGTGTTATTCTAGTTGCTGTAGCATTGTTTGCGTTTCTAATGGTGAGTGTAGCGTGGGCCGCAGGATATTAACATGGCAGTAAGAAAGACTAAAAAAGGTGCGTCACTCAAGAGGTGGTTCAAAGAAGAATGGAAAGATGTACGCACGGGGAAGCCGTGTGGGCGTCGCAAGGGTGAAAAACGGGGTACTCCATATTGTCGCCCCTCCAAACGTGTCAGTTCTAAAACTCCCAAAACCTCGGGAGAAATGACAGCCGCAGAAAAACGTAGTAGAATATCACAGAAGAAGCGTCTTGGTCAGCCAGCAGGTAAGCCACGTCGCGTTAAGTCACTAAAGAGAAGGAAAAAATAATGTCCAACTGTTCCCCTCGTAAAGCTATGGGCGGCGCTATGTCTATGCCCACCCGTAACAGCAAAGGCTCAAGCCGCACACGGTTTAAGATGGGTGGTGGTAACTTCCCTGATTTAAGTGGTGACGGCAAGGTTACACAAAAAGACATTTTAATGGGTAAAGGCGTAATCAAAAAAGGTTACGGCGGCACACACAGGAAAAAGTAAATGGCAACTTCAGGATCGTACAACTTTGAGTTAGATGTAGCAGAGATTATCGAAGAAGCATACGAGCGTTGCGGTCTTGAACTACGCACGGGCTACGATGCTAAAACAGCACGTCGATCTCTTAATTTAATGTTTGCTGATTGGGCTAACCGTGGTCTGAATTTATGGACAGTAAAACAGGGCACACAAGCTCTGACTCAGGGCACAGCTACCTACGCATTTAACGCAACATACACTGACCTGCTAGAAGTTGTAATTCGCCGCAGCGGCGTAGACTACGAGCTAACTCGTATGTCTAGAGCAGAATACTTAGCAATACCCAATAAAACAACGCAAGGTCGTCCTAGCCAGTATTACTACAACCGTAAGATTATACCAGAAATAACACTGTGGTCCACACCAGAGAATTCTACGGATACTTTGGTGTACTACTATGTGTCTCGTATCGAAGATGCTGACACATTGGCTAATACAAATGATTTACCGTTTCGATTCTATCCTTGCATGGTTGCTGGTTTGGCATACTACTTGTCTGTAAAGAAGGCACCGGAGCGTGTGCAGTTATTAAAGTCTATGTACGAAGAAGAGTTCCAACGGGCGGCTGACGAAGACGAAGATCGTGTGTCTTTGAAACTACAGCCCAGTATTCAGTATCTGAGGGTCAACTAATGGCACGGTATGCTTCAGGTAAAAAAGCTTGGGGCTATTCGGACAGATCTGGTTTTAGATACCGTCTGTCAGAAATGATTACTGAGTGGAACGGTTCAAAAGTAGGACCTGATGAGTACGAGTCAAAGCACCCTCAGTTAGAACCTATTCGTCCGGGGTCCGACCCGCAAGCTTTATACCAGCCAAGACCAGATCAAAGAACTGAGACAGAAGGTCAAAGACTTCTTCTAACCCCCAATCCTTTCCAGTCAGGGACGGCTGGGTCTTCAGTTATAACTGTGTTTGAGCCTTCCCATAATCGCAGCACATCAGACGTTGTTGTTTTTCGCAAGGTAAATGCGTTTGACGGGTTTACCTCTGCTAATTTACAAAGGGCTGCGGGATATTCAATCACCGTTGTAGACTCTAATTCATACACTATAACTGCGGTTGGTACAGCGTCGGTTGGTAGTTTAAGAGGAGGCGGACTTGATATAACTGTTGCACCGGGCACAGCATCATCTACGTCCGCATCGACCTTTGACGCAACAAATGTTACACTCGACTCAACAAGTAAGACTTTAGACGAGGGTTAAATGGCAAAGCAGGCAGTAGGAATTGGAACAACCGCGAATGATGGCACTGGAGACAGTCTTCGTGTTGGTGCGGACAAAATAAACGATAACTTTAATGAAATCTATGCCGCCTTGGGCAATAGCTCTAATGTGTTAACCGACATCATAGATGCAAATGGTCTTTTAGACGTTAGTTCCGGTGCCAATAAAATAGTATTTTATTACGCTGCCCTTAGTGATTTACCAAGTGCTTCTACATATCATGGTGCTGTGGCGCATGTTCATGCAACGGGTGGTCTTTATTTTGCCCACGGTAGTAATTGGCTTAGATTAAACGACGAAACCAGTGGTCCAGTAACTAAATATACAACGACTGCGGCGACAGGATCTGCTTATCAATTTTCTGGACCGGGTGCCACTTCTGGAAACAACCCGAATTTTACTTTTTACAAAGGTCACACTTACCTGATAGATAATTCGTCATATGTCAGCGGTCACCCACTAGAGATAAGAACGTCTTCTGGTGGGTCAGCTTTTACAACGGGTGTTACAAATAATTTTAATAGCACACAGGGGTTAACTCAGTTTATTGTTCCTCATGAACCTAGTGATACGACCTTGGTATATCAATGCACCACCCATAGCGGCATGGTTGGAAACATAACAATAGTATAGTGAACAAAAAATGTCTTTTACATATGCAGAGTTAAAAACAGCTATTCAGGATTTTGCGGAGAACACGGAAACAACTTTCGTGACGAACCTGCCTGTGTTTATACGCAGCGCAGAAGACCGAGTGTTTACACTCGTTGATCTAGAATTATTTCGCAAAAATGCAAATGCCGCACTAACACTTGGAAGTGAATATTTGACGGTTCCTAGTGATTACCTCGCTCCCTTTTCTTTACAGATAACAACCGCAGGCAGTAAATCATTTTTAGATTTTAAAGATGTCAACTTTGTTCAACAGTATGCGATAGATACGAATGCTAACGGTACACCAAAATTCTACGGTATATTTGATGTGAACAACTTCATACTTAGCCCCACGCCAGACGCAGCTTATACAACAGAACTGCACTATTATTATCGCCCCACAAGCTTAACGGCAGGTGTAGATAGTGGCACAAGTTGGCTAAGTACCAACGCTCCAAACGTCCTTCTTTACGGCTCACTAGTCGAGGCGTATACTTACATGAAAGGCGAAGCAGATATGATGCAACTGTACGAACAACGGTTTGCACAGGAAATACAGCGTCTAAAAGATTTGGCAGAAGCTAGAGAGAATAGCG